TCATGATCTTACAACTGAGATAGCGGGTTTACCTTGATTGAATACAGTATCGACTACTGTTTGAACACTCTTGGAAGTGCTTATGCCAACCTTATCATAAACAGGAACACAAATCAACCCATAAGTTTTTGAAGCATCCCCCTTACGAATGACACGACCAATAGATTGACTAATACCTATGAAGTCCATCTTCCTCATGAACAACACCGCTTCAAGTCCTTTGACATTGATACCTTCTGATAGTATGCTGTGGTGTGCAACCACAAATTTGCGGTGTGGATCTTGTCCCCAACTGTTGAGTACATTGAAAAATGTTTCTCTGTCAACTTTCTTACCATTGATAACACCACCTGTCTTTGCTGTGATGAACATCCATGAGTATCCACGATTCTCAAGACCAAGAGCAAAATCTGAGTCAGTAAATAGTCTGACAATTTGCTTTGTTGATCTTGCACAAATCAAACTCTTGTTGATATTGTTATCATCAAGTGTCTCAAGTAAGTGCTGTGAGTCTCTCTCTGCAACATCTTCCTTGTCCTCAAGTATATCAAACTTCTTGATCTTGACCTTTGGTGGTAGAATGTATCCCTGTCTGACCAACTTAGGTGCTTTGACATTGCAGATGACCTGACCAAAGATGTCAGTATCATTCATACCGATCTTGAAAGGTGTAAGAGAATGTTTTGGTGTTGCTGTAAAGAAATAGTTGCGAAGAACATACATTGAATGATGCTCTACTGCTTCAACAAAGTTCTTTTGAACTGCATTGTGGGCCTCATCAAAATATACAGTATCAGGCAACATAGCAGTTGCTTTCTGTATCTTGTGTAGAGAATGATATGTAGTGAATATGAGTTGATGTCTCTTGCTCTTCCAATGCCACTCCTCGATCTTCTTACTATTGGTTGTGCTAGTGTGATGTGTCTCTCCACTATGAACATGAAGTACATCAACATCCTTGATAAACTCAAGGAACTCTTCACTCAACTGATTTGCCAGTAGAATACGAGGTGCAACCACCACAACAGTTTTGAGTCTGCCACTCTTGAATTGTTCAATGGCATCCTGTATCATACACATTGTCTTACCACCACCAGTAGGAACAATCACTTGTCCTTTGTTGTGTCTTGACATTGCTTGAATAGCTTTCTGCTGATGGGGTCTAAGTAGCATCAAATATAATTTAGATATACCTAGTATAACAAAAAAAGACCCCATGTGGGGTCTTGTGTGACAGTTTCCTGACTGGTTGCTTTTATATTATCTTATAGTTTCCCGAACAAACCATACAGAGTATGTATAAGTTTTAGAATTTAGAAGCAATCATTCCATGATGAACCATTCCAGACTTGAAGTTTATTTGTATTAGTATTATAGATGATAGCACCTGATGGAACTGCACCACCTGTCCTTGATGAAAGAGAGTTTCTTTGAGCATTTGATACTTTTGGTGGCAACATATAAGCAAGTGGAGCCCTCGATACATTACCCTCTGCAAGAATGTCAACACAATTTGAAAAGTCAACCGCACATAGTCCTGTAGTAACTCCAACCACTAAACCATGATGTATTTTAGCATCCCCAACTACATCTAATTCGATATTAGGTGTATTTAATGTAGTTTTAATTCCAACATTTCCAACATTATCAATGAAAAATCTATTTTGCACACCTGCATGAACTCTTACAGCGTCTCCATTTGCTGTCGTTCCAATACCAATACTACTTAATGCTTTTAGATGAGTTACTGTAGATACTCCTGATGCTGAGTTAAGAGAACCATTTACATTACCAACCAAGTTACTAATTGTTGCATCCTGTACTGTTAATACACCATCAATAAATACAGCACCACCAAATGTTGCAATACCTGTAACTTTTGAAGTTCCTGATACTGTCAACTTATGAGTAGGAGTTGTAACACCAATACCTAGACTACCTCCATCAGTCAGAGTCATTAACTCACTTGCATTGCCCTTATGCCAAACAAAACTATTACCAGCAGTATTTTTTATGAAGTAGTTGAAATGTCCATCCCCATGATTAATTAAATCTAGTGCATTTGCTGTACTAAATCTTGATGCACCACCACCATATCTTAATTCTAAATTATTAACACCAACAGCACCACCCTTTCCAATAACGAGTGATGATGCACTTGAATCAACTATTTGAATCTTAGAGTTAGCAGTTGCAGTTCCAATACCTAAACTTATAGCAGTTGCGACACCAATATTAGAGACTGCTGATGTAACGAGTCCTACCACATTACCTACAACAGGGCCTGCGATATTACCTTTAAACTCGGTTGCAGTCGCTACTCCTGTGATAACAACACCCGAAGCATTTGTATCAAATTTTGCTGAGTTAACTTCTCCTGTAAGATTACCTGTAACATTACCAGTTACGTTACCAGTTACCGCACCTACAAAACTCGTAGCAGTCATTGTTCCTCTGACTGTAGAGTTATGTTCGGTATCTAGTACGTTTGAGTTAGTTTGAATACCATTTCCCATGAGTGCATGAGTCTGACATCCATAATGTAAAACTGTAGGTACAGTATCAGTTACAAGTATCTCTCGATATGCACCTGCACTACCCTGAGTTCCAGCTACTGTAATACCTGTCGTATATTCAGTCGTTCTATCAGCATCATAATAAAACCTAAATGGATGAGTCGCAGTGCTTCCATCTGATAGATCAAAACGATAGGTGCGGCCGGGTGTAAGGATTAAGAATGGTGCTTGAACACCATCAATAAGAAAAGCATTTGAACCACCTTGTCCGTTGTACCTATGAGCTGATGTTTTTGCGGATACAGTTACAGCAAAAGTTGTAGTAGAACCATGTATTCCTCGTAGGGTGCTATATCCCTTTAATGTTGGAGTTGTAAAATCAGTCGCACTTAAAGTTGCAATAGTGCCAATACCTGCTGAATTAATATTTCTAACTGTTATATCTGGTGTGCCTGTCAATCCCTGTGCGTTAGTTGCGATTGTTGCTGTGGCTGCTAGAGTTGCATTTGATGCAGTTCCAGTCACATTACCAATAACATTACCAGTAAGTTCCCCACTAAATCCACCTGTCGCTGTGATGATTCCTGTTGCTTTTATATCTCCAAGAGAACTAATACCAACACCTTCCTGTTGTGGTGTAGCATTTACGTTACCACCAATTTGAAGGCCTGTTCTGGGATCTGTGGTTGCTATACCTACATTTCCCCCTGCATTGTAGATTGAAGTAAAACCTAGTCCGACATCAATGTCAACCCATTGGGAAGTTGGTAGATTGGATAATGTTGAACCATCCCCTTTAAAATTTGTTGCAGTTATAACACCACTCGTTGCATCTAAAGTAATTCCTGACCCTAACTTTACACCACCAAAAGTTCCTACTCCACTTATAATTGAATTATCAGCAGTTATTATTCCAACGACTTGTGCATTTCCTCTTACATCCAAAGATTTCTCAGGAACAGTAGTTCCTATCCCGACCCGATCTCCCTTTACTACGAGAACCGAATCATCTACTTGTACCCCATCCCTGAAATTGAATGTCTTTCTTATATTAGGCATTTATCAATACATTTTTAGTTATTTATTCACGTTCCTTATTACCAAAGAAACTCGTAATAGCATATCTTCCATAACCCTCATAATAGTCTGAGTTTTCTATGCTTACTTTAGATACTCCATGCTCAACCCATGCTGGCATTATAATTAATGAGTTATTATTACAAGAGAACGAGTAATTATATTTAGGGAAGAATAACTCACCCCCTTCAAATCTTTTTGGTTCACGATAAAAATAAGAAAATGCAAGAAATTGAAAGAAATTATCAGTATGTGGTTCGTAAAAATCTCCATCATGATAATATCGAACTTTTGTGTGATCGTTATTAGAAGTTAAAGCTGGTACGCAACAATCATGTAATTTAGAGAATGGTTCTAATACCTGCGGTTCAAATATTTTGCGATTAACTGATAATATATTCGATAATTTTCTATATTTTTTTCCATAGACCACATCAAGATATATCGCTTTGGCATTTGTTTTATCAACAACTCCCAGATATTCCTTTGCATCTAATAACTTATCAGGTTTCGTATAAAAATCAAGTTCTTCCCATATAAGTTTTAGTTCATCATTATTATAAAAATTATGATAAATTAGATGCGGAAATGGTGTCTCGTATGCGTCTGCCTGTATTTTCTGTGTCATTTCCAATCAGGTGTATCAGGATAATTTTCTTTAATATATTTGTTCACTCTATCAAAACTTTCATCCATCCAATCCTCCCATATGACAGCACCATGTGGAATATGTTTCATTCCCTTATACATTCTTTTTGTGTACAAGATTCCTCTTAATAAAATTAACTCATCACGATTGATTTTCATTTATCAAACTTGTATGCTAGTGAGACTCTAAATCCAGTATAGTATCTATGTGGTGCATCTGCATAGTGAATGATTTGAGATGAAAACATTACAGCACGATTTGATTTATATCCTACTATTCTCGTGGGTTCATTTCCATCTTCTGAAAAAATTAGATGTCCTTGCCAACCTAATTCCCACTGTGGATTTGGATAGTATAGAAAAGTATAATCTCCATCATCAGTATGTGGATTACCACATTGGCCTGCACTCTGTCCGTTAGCATATATTCTACCTATTTTATAATTTATATCCAACTTATCACATATAATCTCGTACAAATATTTACTAAAATATTCTTCATTCTCCAAGTTATCCATATGCCAAAACCAATTATTCACACTCCCACCATCTGGAGCCCAGTTTGGTCTTAATAACAAATCCCATATTTCTTTTCTCGTATCTTCTGAAAAGAAATCATCATATACTTTTATCATACAAAATTTTTCTTAGTAAACAAACCGAGAATACCATCATTTATTTCTACTTTATATTCTTTTGGTTGAAGTAATGCGTAGTCCATTCTTTGCATTTCGATTCCATTTACAACTGGATTACCATTGAAACAAATAAGATAACTTTTTAAATCTCCAAAAAAAGATTCCTTTACCAGTCTTCCATCCCAATCTTGGTATGGTTGCAAGGGATTAAAACCAAAAATATGAAAGTCAGTAAAAGCCTGATAAATTTTTTCTCGACCTTTTAAATGCTTTTCATTTACAAAATTATTTTTATCGTGACTTGCGATTATTGAAGTACTATCAAATGGTGTTCCCAACCTACCACTACCCTTAATCACAATATGATATATTGTATTATTATCCATTGCACCATCCATATCAATATCAGCTGCATCTCCTATCACACCACAGATAGAGAACTCTTCGCACTTTCTAAAAAATCTTTTGTAACTCATAATTCAATCCTCCTCATTTTTAATGGAAATCTTTCTCGTTTATGATATTTACCTTCTACAACCTTTTTAACCAAATCTCGTATCTCAAATTTATCATTTATTTTTATTGGTATATTTTCTGCTATAGTTTCATTATTATTTTCTTGTTCCTCAACAATTCTTAATCCATACTTCCTAATTAAACTGTCTGAGAATGATTCATAATCAAAAGTATCAAGATTTTTTAGATCAATCGCATATGCTCTATATTCATCTATGGGTATTCTTGATTTCTCATAACAAAATTTCACGGATATAGATCGTGCTTGCTCATCATATCTTATAATTTTAAAAATTATTTTCACCCTGAATCACCCCCCATGATGTAGCAATATATTTAGTACCACCTAGAGGTGGATTACCTCTATGTGTATGTGTGAATGAAGCAGGAAATATCAAAACATCTCCTGCTACTGCTTCTTCTCTTCTCTGTTGATATAAAAATTCTGTCTCACCTCCATCAAAATCATCATTCAAATAAACTTGAACAACAAACTGTCTCCTTGATACCTCTAATGCACCATTTTCATAATGCCACGCATGAAATCCTCCACCAGCTGGTATCTCTTTTAATTTAATATCATGCAGTAAAAATTTTCGTAAACCTAATACTCCAAATGCCTGTAGATATTCATCCACACAAGGTTTAAGTTTAGGAAAAATATCCTCTGCAAGTCTACTTGATGAAGAGAAATCATACTCATGTGTAATATTAACTGTCTTATGATCTTCTCTTGCCAATTTGTTTTTATCATAATAAAGCAAATGATTTTTTTCAAAGAAATGTATTCCCTCTATTATTCTCGTGCAGTCATCTTTTGTGAAAGCACCACTATATCTTCTTATTAAATCAGTCTCAAATGCCATATAATAAAATCTAGTAGTTTAATTATAGCACAAGCGTTGCATCTTGTACACCATTTATACCACTAGGAGTGGAATCGTTGACATTTACTACAAATCCTGAAGTTCTCCTTATCGCTGCACCGGCAGCTCCTCCGGCAGCACCCTGATAGGTTGATTCTTCACCACCAGTACCTGTAACTCCTACCCCTGCTACTCGTGTTGCTTCACCACCATCACCACCTGCACCAGAGACCGCTTCTCCATCATTATTCCTACCAGCACCACCTGCTCCACCTTCACTTACAGTACCTGCGTTTCCTTGTAGTCCATTTAGACCTGCGTTTATACCTCCACCACCAGCAGCACCGGCTGGGATACCTGCTCCACCACCACCTCCTCCACCAGAGGAAGTTCTTGTTGCTTCTTTATCAGTGTCATATGCACCACCGCCTCCACCGCCTCCACCGAAGCCTGCTGTGATGACACCGCCTGTTGCTACATTCACTGTAGTAGGACTGTATTCAATACCCAATCCTGATGTACCACTTCCACCCTCAATGGCAGCACCAGGCCCATCAGAACCTCTACCACCATCGCCACCAGCACCTCCGATTCTACCTGAACCACCTACATCAACCTGAAGAGTTGTTGATGAAGTCCACGATCCAGTTCTTAATGCACAATGCTCTTCTCTCGTTTTTTCTGATCCGATCTGTTGATTGACATGAATATGTACTTTTGTCCCTGATGAATCATTAGGTCTAGGTCTGAATTCACCAACTACTGCAACGTGATTATGAACACCAACCGTTCCATTTGCCTCATATCTATCTTTTGCAATTAACCTACTTCCACCCGCACCAGCTGACCAAAAGTTAACCACTTGTTGCAATCTAGTGCTATAAAAATCTGCAAACGATATTTCTCCTGATGTAGGGACTGAACCACCATTACCTATCGAATCAATCGAACCGAAAGATAATTCACCAATAACCTGTGGAAAATCTGATTGACCAAACCCAATCTTTCGATAAGTTCCCAAACTAAATTCAGTGCCACTTGTGATGCCGGTTAATGGAAAATTATAACCAAACTCATTGGCGATATCTTGTGCTGAAATTGAGTTTCCTATGCCTTGTAGTGCCATTACTTTTTAAGTTCGTTTACTTCAGATTTAAGTTCTTTAATCGCTTCAATTAAAACTGGTATCAGTCTATCGTAGCGAACACCAATCGTGCCATCACCTCTCTTCTTAGTCACACCGGGAAGTTTAAGTTTCTCGACTTCTTGTGCAATGATTCCAGTATCACCACCTTCAAGACCCCAGATTCCGGCATTAGATTTCCAATCAAATGTGTTACCTGTGAGTGAACTAATCATATCTAGAGCATTATCAATCGGTGATACGTTTTCTTTCATTGTTAAGTCAGAGGAACTAAATGCGATTACATCACCTGTAAATGTTCCTGTTCCTGAAACAGATAGGTTGTCATTTACTTGAACAGTGCCACCCTGTGAATCCAGTACAAGATTTCCAGTTGATGTATCAATCTCATTATTATCACTTCCGAAAGCTATTCTTACGTTACCAAATATACCGCTTGCAGCAGTGATATCACCAGTGAAGGTAACAGCTGCACCAGTGACATTACCATTGATATTCAAATCTCCTGTGACAGTTAGATTATCATCAACTGTGACTGTACCACCTTGTGAATCTATTGTTAAGTTGCCTGTGGTTGTATCAATCTCATTTGAATCTATTCTAATATTATCTACGTGAACTTGAACAAATGTAGAGACACCAGTAACATTTAATTGATCAGTAATGTTTACTGTGCCACCATCCGAATCAATTGTTAGATTACCTGTAGAAGTATCAATTTCATTATCACCAGTGACACCAATTCTGATGTTACCATTTGTAGCACCATTTGAACTGAAATCACCACTTACAACTAATGTATCCTGTACTGTTGTGGTTCCACCTGCAGAATCAATAATTATATTTCCAGAGGTAGTTCCAAGCATATTTGCTGTGGTAACACCAACTTTAAAGTCTCCGATCTCAGCACCACCATTGATGTTCATCAAACCAACAAATGTTGATACACCAGTTACTCTTAAGTCAGCAACAGTAGACCCTCCACCAACTGTGAAGTTTTCTCCCACATTAAGATTTCTCTCAATACCAATACCACCATCAGTAACGATAGATCCAGTATCTTTTGAGTGTGAATTTAAATCGTTAGTGATTTCAAGAGTGCTATTCAACTTCATTTCTCCGTTGAATGTCACATCTTTATTGAGTTTGACAACTTCATTAAAGGTAACAGGGCCATCGAACTGTGTAAGAATGGTTCTTGACTTACCACCCTCAACAACTAATCTTTCTTTAATAATTACTTCATCAAAGATGACTGATAATCTTGATGGATCTTCACCTGTGACTGTTGGGATAGGAGCATCAAATGTTCTCTCCTGACCAGTAGCAGAACTAACTCTCTTGTTTCCAATAAAGAAGTCACCTCTATTGTTCATACCTGTGTAAACAACAGTACCACATGATCTCTCTTGTGACTGTGTTAGGAACTCTTCTCTTTCTGTAAGAGTTCTGACCTGAACCTGTGGCAATGCAGTTGAGTAGTTACCGGGCCCGAATCCAAGATATTCAAATGTATGACCAGATGCACGAATAATAGATGGTCGTCTAAATTCGATTGGTACTGGTTTTACTTTTCTGATTAACTCACCTGCTGTATGATCTTCTTGAATAGTTCCTAATGCACCACGAAGAACTTTTATTTCATTGTTCCCTGTACCAGTTACATTTGCATCTGTAACTCTTAAAATTTCATTTCCAACTTGAACATAAGAACCAAGATCAAATCTCGCAGTCGTACCCACACCCACGTTAGCAAGATTAACTTGTAATGTGGTTCCTGTAGTTACATTTGATCCAAGAGTAAATGTTTCATTATCAAAGAACGCTAATCCCCTTGAACCAATATTCTCATTTTCTTTATCTGATGGTAATGTGGAAGCAGTCATTCCATCACGAAGAACGTGAAGAGGATTTGTTAATTGAGTTGTTGTTTTAGATGAGAATGATGTGGGACTTATGACATTACTTACAAAGAACTTACCAATATTCTGATTGCTTGTATCACTTACTTGGAACTGATTTCCAACTATTAATCCATGACCAGATGTGAATGTGAAAGTAGTAATTCCAGTAGTCGCATCAAATACAGGTGATCCTGTAATCGTAGCAGATGGGCCTTGGTTGATAGCAAACTGATTCGCAAAAATATCTGGACTACCAGCAGTCAATGCAACAGAGACTTGAGTGGTTGATGGGATTGTAGCGATACGATATAGAGCATCAGATGCTGTACCTATACCAGTGATTTGTAATACATCACCAATATTAGTTGTGATACCTGCAGTGGCGATAGTGACCTTTGCACCAGATCCACCAGTGGCAGTATTGTCAATGTTTAGTGTCTCTCCATTTACATATGCAGATCCACCTTCAATAATCTCGACAGCTGTAACAGCATTGCTTGCGACGGTAACTTTTGCAGTTGCACCATCCCAATTATTTGGAGAAGCAGAGTTAAGTAATTTAACATTATGGTATGTGCCATTTGTTAATCCACTTCCACCTGTGATTGTTGCAACTGTTTTAACCTGTCCAAATCCATGAGGTCTGTCAAATGTAATAGTAGCAGTTCCAACATTTGTTGAGGAGTATGAGGTTGATACTCCACTTATCTTTCTACCATACCCAAAGTCCTTAACAACCTTATCAGTTGCTTCCCTTGTTATACTCTTTCTTTGATCATTTGTTGATACATCACCAAGTGGATCTCTTTTTGCAAAAGAAGCAGTAGCAGGTGGATTTGAATGATTATTATCTCGATCCAATTGTGGATATAAATCGACAACATTTTGACCATACTTAACACCTGTAAACTCTGTTGTTATTGGGTTATCTGCATGTAATACAAAAAGATGATACACACCATCTTGTATGTCTTTGATGTATTCACTTATGGTATCATTACGATAGATATAGTAATTACTCTTTAAATCATTTCTCTCAAATCTAGGAAGTGTAGTAACACGACTTGAAATATTATTGGTAAAAGTACCAATAGTGTGTGTTACACCTGCGGTATCAGTTGACGGATACTGGAATGTTTTATCATCAACAATAGCAGATACAAGGAATGATCCATTATAACCTTTATCAAAAACTCCGGTTGTAGTTCCTTGATTATCGGTTACGTTTTTAACAAATATTCTCTCACCAACTTTTAGGTCATGAGGTACATCTGAAACTATTGTGACAGTTGCTCCAGATCTTGAAGCAGAAGTAATAAATCTTGGATTACGTTCAAATTCATAATCTTGATCTGTGATCGTAGTTCTAGTAAAGTCTCCTACGTTTCTCACAGCAGTAGAACTTGATTCCTGAATAATAAATCCCTCTTCAGGATTCTTACCATTATCAGTCTCTTTTGGTACAACAACTCTTAACTTGTAGATCTTCTCATCTAGTGATCTTTCGTCAGGGATTCTCTTAATGAATGAAACCGGTGTGTTGTTTCCAAGTCCACCAACACCAACTGCTGCTAATGTTTTATAGATGTTATTATTGTTTTCTACATGTATGTACCAGTTTGAATTACCAGCATCGAATTGGATTGGTGATCCAATATCACCAGATGATTTATCGGATACACGACTTTCTATCTTTAATTCACTACCACCATAAATTGTAATTGCAGTTCCTAATTCAGCATTTGTTTTAGAGGATGCAACTTTTATTTTATCTGCAGCAGTTTTGATAGCGAAATATACTGTATTCTCTACAAGACTTTCTGGTAAATCACCAACATCACTAATGACTCGTATCTTTTCACCAGTCAATATTGTATGAGTACCAAGTGTTAATTCATTATTGACAGGGCCTGTTGCATCAAATTTCTTTATACTATTAGTTGTTCCTAATGCTTGAGTGCTACCAGTGTTCGCAATGAGGTTGTCAACCATGAATACCTTTGCTTCACTTGTTCCGTATCCTGCTGCTGCGATTGAGAAATCAACAAATAGTTCATCATTTGTTTTTGCACCGACACGATATCCTTGAATTACAACAGGTGGTACATTGTCTTTTGTATTAAATCCAAATAAGTATAGATGACTTGTGATACCCACAGATGTTGTCAAACCGACATCAATTCTCTGCCAATCGATATTAGTTTCCGTAGATGTAATTGCCTTCGGATTAATTATATTTGTGATAAAGGCAGTATTATCCTTCGTAAATGCTTCTTTCTTAAATCCATCAGAAGCAATCGCAAACTGTCCGAAGTTAGAGTTAGAGTTCGTAACTGAGGCATCAGCACCAGTCTCTGCATTGAAATGTTTATTAAATCCAATCGCAAACACTGACACAATCTGCATGACTGCATCATTGGATAATTTAATATGAGTGGTTTCAAATCCCTTTCGATAGACTGCCTGAGAATCTAAGTGATAGACCTCTGTGGCATTAACAGATGAGGATTTTGATGCTAACTCAGCACCAGTTTGCTTAACAATACCGATACCCTCATAGATTCTTGATGATGGATTATACTTAACAAATGCTCTATCATCTTTCTGTAGAGAAATAGCAGTAAACTGAGCAACAACCATAGATTTGAAACCTGTGGCCTTGTCACCATCAGCATGCATACCATTCATACCATAGACTGAACGAAGTGATATATTAAAGATATATGGCGAAGCACCTGTAACTGTATCAGTTTCAATAGTTACTGTTGCGTTTGATGAGTTTGGTGTTGCTGGTAAATCTGTGTCTACAAATGGAAGTAAATATGTAAATACAGTTTCACTAGTGACGTTTTGTACTTTTGTTGATATATTATAATCTAATGCACTCGCTGGAGCTACACCCTTTATTTTAATCGGTGTGCCTGTGGTCAAACCATGAGCTGTCGCAGTTGTTACTGTGATAACTGTGCTTGGTGTTGAACCATCACCAGACTCAATACTTGAAATACTAATTGGATCTGATGCAAATGCTCCAACTATCTCAAATTCAGGTCTCTGTGGAGCAAAACCCAAATCATTAGCAGGAAATCTATCTATTTGACGAACAGGTCTTTCAGTAGAATTAAATGAGTTTGATAACTTACTGTAGTAGATATCTAAATCAGTTAAATTAAATCTTGTATCAATGTTTACACCATCAGCATACTCAAAACATGTGAGTTTATGGTGTGAAAATGTAGGAGTTGATCTGTTTGTTTCACTGAAATCAACTGGGTCAGTAAATACTGTGCCTGATTGATCACCATCAAATATAGAGAACTGCCAAAAATAACATGTACCAGTCAATCTAAAAAGTGCTGATCCTGATACTCCACTGTCAGTAGGGTTTGGAACATACTTTGGTCTTATTTTTGTTTTTCTTAAATCTAATCCAACAAGTGATGTACCACGAGGTACAATAACACCACCATTAATACTGTTAAATTTGTAGAGAATATTATCTTCTTGAGTGAGGTCAAAGTTAGAAGTAAGTGTAAGTGAAAGTGTTGCTGTTGCAGTGGTCTCAGTACCTGCTGGTGAGACTGCAAGTGCATTTGCTGCATTAGAGGGATCAACTTTTATACCAAAACCGGGTCTATTATCAACTATATGCTCTCCGGGAAAAAGTAATATTGTTGTCTTCTCGATTAGGTCGTTGTTATTTCCTTCTACATATGAAAATCTAGCAGACTCCAGTAAAGCCCTTTGGATTGTTTTAAAAGGTTGTGCTAATGAATTACCTTGATTCGATATACTATCAGTTGCATCAAGATCATTTGGATTAACATAAAGAATCTTACCCTCAGTGTTCTTTATGAAATTCTCTAACTTATTAAGTGGCATCGCTCATCTACAAAGTATGTCTTCTATCTATTTATCGCCTTT